AGCGAACGCGCCAAAGGTTAGGTAATAGCATGGAACTAACTGCTAGTCACGCAATTCAAGGCATCATGGTATTGGCTACTATTGCTGGGGGCTACGCTGTAGTGAAGTCAAACCTATCGCGTGTTATGGAGGACTTACACGATCTTGTTAAGCGTTTTGAGAATCATAGGGCTACGTTTGACGCGCGTCTTGATAAAGCTGAATCAGAACGAGGAGAGCATGCGTTACAGATTAAAACCTTGAAGAGTATTAATTCGCCTCAGGAGCTGAAAGGGTTTCATAGAGAGATGGGCGAATTTAGCGCACGGTTAAAAGCGACTGAGAAACAGATTGATAAGTTAGATAATCAGCACAATGGTAAACATCCGCCAGTAGGATAATAAAATGGAACGCGAGTCTTTTATCGAAGGCGCTGTAAAATCAATCCCAGCAATTGCTCCGGGAGGGATTACTCTAATAGCTTCGTGGCTAGGCTACCTTGAAATAGGGTTATCTATAAGCCTTTTAATACTTTCGATTTTATTTCTCCTCTGGCGATGGCGAATAGCTTATCTAAAGACAAAAGCGAAATAAGCCAATGTTGATATTGATCTACTTTTCTTAGAAGGAGCAGAGAATGGTACAACTGACCTTATTAATATTGAGTTTGCTCCTGGGGGCTTGCCAAACAACAGAAGTAGTCCCAACTAAGCAGTCGGTGGATTGCAGCCCTTCCTTAATTAAGTCAGATAGTCTACATAGCATACTAGTAAGTCAGAATAAGAATATAACTTGGAGGGAGTTAGGAGAAGAAGACCTCAATATATTCATGAGCTCTTTTAACAAGACCAGCCCTCCTTCCGATATATCAGCAGATTTAGTTAGATTTTACTATATAACCGGGGCAAGTCATGTATATATGCTAATATCTTTAGGTAAGTGCGTTAAGCAGGCTGGGCCGATGCCTCTGCACATGATAGAAACTTGGCTACAAGGAAGAAGTATTAACACAATAAAAAAGAAAGAGGTTAAGATTTAACCTTCCCCTTTATACCAATACTCTCTATCATCCTCTCCAGTCATAATCTTCATACCAACTGTTTTCATTTGAACCAGAACAGATAATATACTATCAAACGCCTGGTCGTCTACATTCCTATAAAATGCTTTAACTAAGTCGGACCTTTTGACGGGCCCTTGCCTTATTATATATGATAGAATTGCTTCTGTATCCTCTGCATATTTAGACCTGCCATAGCCACGGAATACGTTTGGCATCTTTTCTTCTGTTATATCTAATAAAGATAAAGCACGTGTGAAGTCCTCTAGCTCTACACTATAGTTATTTTTATAAGAGGCACATAGGATCATACATATCTTCTTTATTAATGTAGCTCTTCGGGATTCATAGCTCTGAAGAACGGGCTCTCCTAATATAAGTCGCCCTGACATAGCTATTTCATCCTGTTCCAGATACCATTCCTCATACGCAGCTAGTGCATCTTGTGTGAACTTATACTCCCCAACCATACCGTTTATTATCTCAAGGTCGTGCATTAGGTCTTCTTTTAGTCCAGATCGAGGCCGATGGAGGTTAGGGTTACTGACACTTTTCCGCTTTCGCTCTTCCACGACAAATACACATCTTGAGGTAAATCCTCCTCCGACAGCTTCGTGGGTGAAGATGTAGGGAAACCAGTCGGGAGCTGTACTAGCCAGCATGTTAATGCAGATTCCAGCAATTTCCTCAATTGTGCTGTTTTTAGTTCTTCGTCCCCACTTATCCCTACTGTCATACCAATTTGTAAGATAGGCAAGGACTCTAGTGTTTTGCTGTCCACAGAATACGCTGAGTTCTTCTGCACATATCGTGACAGGGCTTTGGGCCACTTTATCAAAAGCGCTTCCTTTGAGGTTTCTGTCGAAGAAGTTTTCTGAGAGGCTGATCTCTCTAATAAGTGCCTCCTCCGTGATATCCTCCTCCACCACCTTGATACCAAGCTCATCTAACATACCCCTTATATTATTAACAGGCTCTCCCTTTCTAGCATGTCCGCTTGGGCCTACTAATATCACGTATAAGTTTGGATATATAGTGGTATCGGCCCATTGAAAGTGGGTCTTTCTTTGTAAGGCACTAGCTACTGCTGATACTGCAGCCCATGTATGATAAGATATAGGGCTTTCGGAGTACTCTGTGTATTCTAGGTAGCTAGATATCCAATCGTCAAGCCGCCTCTTTACCATGCTCTAATACGTCCCTTATTCCGTGCAGGGCTTCTGCTGTTTTTCCTATATCGTCACTTAATAAGACCTCATACATATTACCCCAGTCGGTTCCAATCTTCATAGTCGTTCCTATCTGAAACTCTATGCTTCTATAAACACAAACTGGGTTCATATAATCAAGTCCTACTTTGACAACACTCTCAGCTAGCTTTTGAATATCATCTATAGATGCTTGGAATAGTATACTATCATGTACTTGTGCTAGTATTTCCATATCAGACATGGTTTCATCGTTATAGAACTCTCGCATTCCTTGCAGGGTTATATCAAATACTGTGCTCTGTGGTAAAAACGAATAAGCTGCATTAAATAAATCAGGACCCCAGGCGTCCATAAATCTACATCTTCGCCCAAAGCAGTTTTCCAATGTTCTGTTATCTCTTAGACGGCTTTGTACAGATCTGTGCCATTGCTTTATCCCTGGGTATGCTTTGTTATGGTATAGGTCTACTAATCTCTTAGCCTCAGCTTCTTGAATCTCATTTTCTAAGGCAAACCTCTTATACTTCATATCATAGTTTAGGCCGTGATTAGATTTCTTTCCCGCTTGTCTAATACTCATAGTCCTGGGTAAGAACCAATCTTCCTCAATCTGATCTTTAAGCTCCTCTCTTAGATTAGTAATAGTATCAGGAGCAGTATTATTTCCAACAACTTTATTCTCCTTTTCAACGAAGTCGTAAGGAGCGCCACTTATGAGTGATCCAGTAACAGTATGCGGGCTATTACCTTCTCTTATGACCTCAAGCATGTTTACATCGCCGGACAGGTATGCAACAACAACCCACTCAGCTCCAGCTTTATCCAGTTCAATTAGGACGTTCACTTTCGCTCTCCTCCTCTGCCATTTTATTCATAAAGCTCTGGCAAGTTGATATAAGTATTTGTAATGCCGCCGCCGCGGATGCTTTTGGCGGAGCACTTGTCTTCCTTCCTATATCAGTTGCGATTAGATCAAGCAGGTCAGTGATAGCTTCTATCTGCTCAAATCCAAGTTTATACTGCTGAGTATTAAATTCAGTCATTATCAGATACCAAAAACTCTTTGAACTCAGGATGAAGATTTTGTAGGTTCATGCCAGATCCGAATATCGTCTTACTACTGCTGAATCTACCGAACTTAGTTCCTCGTGGATTCCAGCTGGATCGAATACGATCATCCTTGTCTATTCCTACCTCGAGATAAGTACCGTGAAGCTTTTCGAGCGCACGAAGTTCCTGAACCAGCTTCGCTTCGGGAAGATGGAACCTACGGTATATGCGGGACATAGCCTTATCATCAGTCGTCGGTCTCCCAGTGGAACGATTAGTGTATGGCTTGATCCCTTTGTGGATGTAAAAATATTTCTGACATTGCTTGGGACTGCTAATATTGAATGGATAGTCTGCAGCATCCTCAAGCTCCTTCTCTTTAGCCATGATATCGTTTTTGACTCTTTGACTCGTCTTTTTGAGACTAGCCCTATTAACGTGTATCCCTCGTTGTCCCATATAAAGGAGGATAGGGAACATGCTGATTGTGTCTTCGTATGTTTTCCTAAATCCTTGTTCATCGAGTTGCCCCTCTAGTTCGTTCCAAAGCTCAAGTGCTACTGCGGAATCTCTGGCGTTATATTCCCAGAATAGATCCATGTTCCTCCACGGCTTACTCCACAGCTTACCATCATCCTTATAGTATGGTTCCCGTGTGTGCATACTGCATAGAAAGTCTAGCCCCTTGGGATAGTCAGGATACATGATATGGTGAGCTATCATAGGATCGCCTATTGGACCTTGTGGAAATATCGCATTCTGTTTAAGCATGAAACTCATGTCGAATAGGACATTCTGATTTATGTTCATTATATCAGGGTCATTAATAATATCCTCTATTAATAACCAAATCTCAAGTTCCTTTTCTATAGGCCATCTGTCTTTACCGTTCCTACTGAGCATAGGTATACTCATGCTTACTAGAGGGTCATAGCTAAATGATATACATGACACTTGGTGGTTTAGGCACTCTATATCATAAGCCACCCGTTTTTGTTTTTTACATTCGTATAGGAATGCCTTAACTTCTTCAAATATTGGATCAATCAGAAGAGAGCGGTCAGGCAGGTTTAAGTCAGGAGTTTCCTTTTCCTGTTTTATTCTGTCTAAGTCGGATACTAATAGATGTCTCCATAAGTACTGCCCTCTCAGGACTGCAGCAGGATGTACAGTAGGTATCACTTTCTTGTTCGACACTCGATCTGTCCCACTCAATATTGAACCTCTCCATTTCATTATCCGATCGTCGTTGAAAGCGAACGAGAGAGCTGTACCACCAAGAGGCACCACAAGATTCGCACTTGAGTTTGATATCCGCTGTTGCGTTTCTTGACTCGCTTTCTCTCCGTACTCTGTTAGTCCGTTCCTCTGAGTCCATAGTAAATCCCCATGCTTGTCAGATATTGTTTTACCATCCCTGGACTTCTTGACTTCCATAGGGAATACATTTAATACATAGCACTCTCGTCTAATGAGTTTTGCTGAGTGCATACACTGTTCTAGCAAAGCCCCACTGGGACCAACAAGAGGCCTTCCGACGCGCATCTCAGTACGAGCCGGAGCCTCTCCTAAAATAATTATTCGGCTTTTAGGGTTTCCTTCTTCCCAAGGACTTGTCATTAATCCTCTCCCTTGCTGCTATCCTCTGCATCCCTAAATACCTGATTGACAAATCGGTTCTTTGTCATTTCATCTAGGTCCCATCCAAACCCAACAGACTTTTGCTTATATGCAGCTCTTACCGTAACCCCAGATCCCATAAAAGGTACACAGATACGAGCGCCTGGATACGTGAAGGTGCTAAGTATTTCCTGCATTAGCTCAATAGGTCTTTCCGTAGGATGGATCTTATGTTGTGGGGCAACTGGCTTGAACTCGAACACATTGCTTCGACCAGCATTAACCAGTTTTGGCGATCCCTTTCTGCAGACGAAGAATGGCTCATATCCTGAGCCGAGCATTGTGTCTGGGCTGGCTGTTTGGCCGGCCTGTCCTTTTGTCCAGATTGCTGGGATGTCAGATACTTCAAAGCCTACCTCCCTCAATGTTTCTCGGACCTCTCTATACCAAGTAGGTCCGTGCCACCATATCATGAACGCTGGTTCATATAATATACGGTAGCATTCTGTTGATACCTCTTTTATAAAACTAATGTAGTCGTCTGCCTCAATCTCGTTGTACCGATCCATAGCAGATAAGTCTTGGTTGCGCCCCTTCTTTTTATCTAGCTCAACTCCGTATGGGGGATCAACCTCTATGAAGTGTATAACACCGTCTTTCACTTCCTTTAGACCGGCTCGGCAATCTCGAATCTTGTAATGATTCTCGGCATACTTGGTAGCCTTAATCATATTCTCATCAGCGTCTTGTATAAGGGATTGTGTAACGATTTCCTCTTCGATCCTCTTATACTTTTTCCATGCCTCATCCTCAGTTTTACACTCTTCAAGTTCAGGGATGAACTCCATAGCCTCTGCCAGTTGTAGACGCCTGCTAGTGGCTCCCTTACTAGTACCAAGGAGCTCTACGTGTTTATCTTGAGTCCAGTTGGGATCTTCTTCCTTCTTCATATTGAAGATCTCTTGTTCTAGTCGAGATCTCTCAGCTCAAGTGAAATCTTTCCTGTGTATATTCTCATACAGTTCGATCTCTTTGGCTTCTATTACATCTTCGCCAATCTCACGTATGACCGCAGGAATCTTGGTAAGGCCAGCCTCAACGGATGCCTTAATACGCCGCTCCCCTGCCAACAGATTAAGTCTACCGTCCACAGTGATAGGTTGAAGTACACCTTTCTCCTGAATTGACGATACAAGTGATTCAATGTCTCCATGATCTTCACGAAATCTCTCCCCTATACTAATTTCATCTATCTTAACTTGTTTCACCTTCATTTCTAAGTACCTCCAGTACGGCTTGCCTCTCTTCGGGACTTAAGTTGTACTGTGCTTACTTATTTTGCGGTCCTCTCGTATGCCTCTTACAAGCTCCATACGTTGCTCCATAGACATATCCTTGAGAGACTCTTTAAGATCGTTAAGCCTCATCTTTCTAACCCCTTCTTATAGCTAATTTCAAACTCCCCAGACATGATAGCACCAAACACTATTGGTCCATGCTTATCCGCAGCATCAAGAGCACGCTCTAGGAGTACACGAAGCATTACTGAGCGCATAGCAAAAGGCATCTGTTTTGACCTTTCATATATATCTACTGGGATTAAGAAAGATATTCTTTTATGCTCGCTCATATTATTCTCCCTTTCTACTATGAATATACCTTAAATAATTTTGTCCTTATTTTGAGGCTGGGCGGCCCGGATATATGGAATACCGTGAATGAGAGATAAGCGGTATTTTGTGCGTATTTTGTGCTCATATCCGTTATTAGCCGCCCTATGAAACCTCAACAATGGCCCATCTTACCAGACCCTCAATGGACCCAACCGGGGCTACAGGGAAGGAAACCCTTGTCTGGCCGGGGATCTATTATTGCCTAGAAGACGGCAAGCGGAGGCGGTTAGAGATATTCCCTTCGTATTCCTCCTGAGTGAGAACACAATTAGCCGTGAGGCCCAGCATGTCTGCACTGTTGAGGCCGTTCTTTTCGTATTCGACTTCGAACAACTTAAGGAAGCGAGAAAGATTTCTCATCTTGCTCCGCCTTACGTTGTCGTCGTCATCATCTCCCGGAAAGGTCAGATAGTGAAAGATAGTCTTCGAATTTGGGTACTCATCATCTTCCACCGAGATGAGGACAGTGATCTGATCACAAGTATCAGCCTTGTTCCGCCCCTCCCTGGTGTCAACAATCCGAAGTTCATACTCTCCCTCGGGAACTGGGGTATCTTCGTAGTCGTCTCCGAGGCCTTTAACTTCAATAAAACTCATTCTTCATCTCCTAGTTTACTGGTTTCGTTTCATAATGTTGCCGATCCCATAGTCCTCGGCGTGGGTCATGTCTTGGATTGTAACATCTTCGATCATTTCCAAACCGTCCCAAGTGGAACGAATGCATTGTAGACCCCTCTTCTCGGGGCGGGTTTGTATCACATACTTCTTATGTTTATCGTTGGACTCACTTCTGCCCAAAAGTATCTGGGTGAACATCAACGGAATAGTTGTTTTAGCTTGTCCTGATAGTCTTATCTCAGTTGTAATTCTTTTGGTCAGTTCATCCTGCCATTCTTGTATATGGCCGGTGCAGTATACGTTTATTGGCTCAGAGGTAACGGCACGAAATACGTCGCTGATCTTTGAGCCAACTATTCGGTAGTCAGCAAGCTCTTCTACGCCACCGTACCTGTTGTTTAGATACATCTGACGATCAAAGCAAGCCTTTTGTAGGAAGGTGAGAGAGTCAAAGCAGACCCAGTCGTACTCCTTAAAGAACCCTCCCTCTGCTTTTTTAGTGAGATCTTCAACCCAATTTAGGTATACCATCGGTTCCTTACGAGAAGGAGACCGGTCACTCTTTGAGCCCTTATTAAAGCCTTTAATTGTTACATCAAGCTCCAATGAGTCAGGCAAGAACTCTTCGTACTCAATGTCTGCTCCTGCTATGGATCTCTTTGCATTTGGATCAAAGAGATATGCAAATACTTTTCCTGGAAGGGTACGAATCAAGGATGTCTTACCACTTCCTGTTTCTCCCACAACAAGTATATTCTCTTTATAGGAGGACACGTCGACGTCCTTAGCGTTTGGCATCTTATTCTCCTTTTTGAGCTAATTACAGAATTCAATCCCTGACACAGTATGACATACAACGGACATCCTGTTGGGATAATTATGAAACTTGAGATGTCCTACCTGATTCGTAGACCAAGGAGCATTTAGGAATCCTTTACTTGATCGCTCCTTCCATCCCTCATCAGCTTCCCAAGGGCTAGTGCTTCCACCTGTACTGCCTCCACCTGCTATAAAGGTTATTGGAATATTAAGCAGTCGGCTGTAGTCGACAGTTGCCCCATCAGACCATACTGCGCATCCGGGAAGAAGGGCTAAGGCACCTATTGCTATATATCTACGCATCAGGATTCTCCAAGCCAATCTTGTCCAGCTCAAGCCGCTCAAAAGGACTCCACGTCTCTTTAACAAACCCCATAGGAGTATCTTTACCTATAGGATTCGGCCATGCTTTGCATAGATCAATGTAAGGACAGTTCCTGGCGAAGTCCTGACACGTGCTGGTATTCTTTGGAAATGCGGGTAGATATGCAGCATCTCGAATATCAAAATCACCCTCTGGGGATTTGTCATCAAGAACGACATAGTTCGCTTCGATCTGTGATATCCAATTACGAGTCTCCCACAGCCATGCAGATAGGGCTGAGGTTCTGCGTTCGATAGGAATCCAAATGTAGCAGTCGTGGACGGTTTTATGTACCAAGGCTCCATCTATCCATACGCTTTTTGCTTTGTCGCCGTAGAGCATATGAAGAGCATGTAGGTAGCCGTCGACCTGACTGTTTGGGCTGAACTGGTCTATGAACGTATTCCGAAACCCTGAGGCTTTGCTATAAAGGGAGGTTGTCTTATGCTCCCCTACTATTATATCTCCTCTATATTCGAATACCTTATCAAGGCGTCCTACATATAAGAGATCTTTATCTTCTGGGTCAAGGGGAACTGCAAAAGGGAGTTCTACTTCTAGCAAAGTAAACTCTTTCATTTGCTCTTCTCTTTGGATTATGTATTCATAGAGCATCTCGTGAGCAACGAATGGTGTCCGTTGTCCGAGCCTCTTAATCTCATCAGGATCCATCTCATCTGGATGAGTTGCCCCACCCTCAATCCACTCATCAACAAAGGCAGTGTATCCGGTGGCTACCACTTCCTCACGGTCAAATTGTGACTTTGAGCCACTACCGCGATTAGGTTTAGTGAGCATAGGCCAGATAGCATCCATTGCGGCATGCCAGCTTGAGCCAAATACCAAAGGCGCTGACCAGCCATCCCCTCTCCAGTCAACTACGTGACGGAAGAAGAACTTTCTGGGGCATGATCGGTATTCCTGGATGCGGGTATTATCATAGTATCGGTCTCTCATCTCTTATTCTCCTTTTTTTATAGTAGGTCGAAAATGCTGTTATATACCATTATGCATATTTCGACCTAGGGATCAAGAACTTTTTTATCAGGCTTCACACGTTCTAGACCCTGTCTCGGGATCAATATAGCAGGCTGTATTGTCATCCTTATTATCTTCAACAAAGATGCCAAACTTCTTACCGTTTTTATTGAAGGTAGTACATCCTTTAGCGCCTCCTCTGTACGCTTGGAAATACAGATCCTTAAAGTCTTCGAAGCTGGTATGGCCTTTTTCCATCTGGCCGCTAATCTCTCCGGTTATGTTAACTGTCTTAGATACCGCAGAATCCACAAACTTCTGTGCAGCACATAATACTTTAACATGCTGTTTAGGGCTTACCTCATCAGCGGTACGACCTTTTACTCCATACTTGGTGTATGCATAGTCCTCGATTTTGACTTCAACCTGTCCCTCAGGCATATGTACAAGACGACTGGTAGAAAGAGCATAAGGAGGCTCAATGCCACTACTAATATTATCGGCACACATACTAATTGTACCAGTAGGAGCAATGCTGAGGAGATGGCTGTTACGAATGCCTTCCCTACTGATTTTGTTTCGTATGCGATCTGGTAGAGTTTTAATAAAAGGAGAGGCAAGATATTTCTCCTTATCTAAGAGGGGAAAAGATCCAAAACGTCTAGCACTATTTACTGAA